GTTCAAATATAGATGACGCACCAGCAGTTAAACCTAATATGCTTGTAGCGTTTGCAGTTGCAGATGAGCTGTATTCTGTGGCTATTGGTTTTTCATAAACATAAGCACCAAGCCACGTAGTTCTTGCAAGATTTATTGTGTACCAGGTGCCCTCTAAATAATTATAAGCTACAGCTCTGTCTATTTGTGTAGCGTTAGCTGAAGGATAGTACCAAATTATTTCGTTAAAAGCTGTATTTAAACCAACTGCAATGTCATTTTTGTTTGTGTAGCTTAAATCATCAAATACATAATCTTGAACAGAACAAGGCATTTTTTTTACGACACCATCAAAAAGATAAAAGGCATTGTCCGACATCCAATAAGCAACACCGTTTACTTCTATGGCTGCATGTTGAGCTATTAAACCAGCATTTGCACCAAGTTGTCTAAGACCAAATGTAAAAGGTGTGCCGACAAATTGTATACCGTGTAATGAAGTGTCAGTCCAAACGAGTATTTGACCTGTTGATTTTACGGCCCCTACAATTCTAGAGCCATCTGTAATTCTTAACGAACCTGCTTCGTTTGTAGCTACAGGTGTGTAGTCTGTTGCATCTTCTCTATCTGAAAATCTAAATAACAAATCATCTTGTGTGGCTGTATTACCAATTGTAGTCTCTGTTCCAAATATTAATAAATGTCTAGTATCTGTAGAAACTATGCTAAACCTAGATGCTGTCGGTGCATTTGATAAAGCCGTAGCTCTAGCAGCTAAACCTCCTGACGTGTCCCAAATGAATGTACCTCCATCTAGAACGGTTGCTATTAAGTCCTCACCAAAATTATCAAGAGACCAGTTTCTTCCTGCAACAACAACATTAGAAGAAGATCTTGGTTCATCCCAAGTGCTTGCGCCCCATGTTTCAGTGCCCCAACCATAACCATAAGTAGATGAAGTTGGACCTGGATTAATTTGATACTTTGCATCAGTAGAGCCACCGCCTGCAGCTGTAGTGCCAGATGCGTTTGTGCCAGCATTTATCGTATACGTATTACTTGTTGGCACAGTCAATACTTCAAACTCATTATTAAAATCTATACCGTCAACTATATTTGTAGATGAACCATTATCAAAAGTCACAAAAGCACCTACCTCAGCTAAATGCCCGTTGTCGGTTACTGTTACCGTAGATGAACCGCTTGATGTAGCAAAAGGATTTGTAAGACTAGCTGTCCTTCTTAGAGGTGTAATATCATAAACTTTACCTTCAGAAAAAATATAGAGTTTTCTATCTGTGCCCAATGCTAAATATCTAGTGCCATCCAAACCAATCCATGAATGAGTGTCTCGTACTACCCCTACTACTGTGACATTAGGATTTGGTAAATTTGTCCATCCTCCCCACCTTTCAGGTTTACCATAATGAAATCTTACAAAATCGGAATCTACATATTTACGTTCATCTCCAGCAGAATAGGCTGTATCTTGCTTATCAATGCCAGGACGGAACTTTAAATCGACTAATTGCATGGTCTTTTTTTACCAATAATTGACGTTTATTGTAAGTCTTAATTTTGCATTTGTGCAAGAACTGCTATTATGTAAGTCTGAGCTTTCAAACAAAACCCCACTATTTTTGATAGATTGTACTTTTTGTTGGTTAATCCTAGTATGCCCATCATTTTCATTTACCATGTAAACAAAAGCTTTTAAGCCCTTTTTTTCATAATCTCTGTGTTGCATATGCTCTTGAATAATCTCTGTTCTAGGATAAGCGTTTATCTTAATTCTATATACCACCAAAGGTTTTTCTGTTTCTCCTTTTAAGAAATTAAGTAAGGGTAAGACTAAATTAAATGTTTGTGGTTCAAGAACTAAATTATTGTCGTAACAAGGTGCAGCAAAATAAAACAAATTAGGGGGATCATTTTCATTCGTTACATAATTTATAAATCTCCAATTAAATTGATCACTCAACAAAAAACTAGATATGTTTTCTGAAATTTTATTATCTAATACATTTAAAAATTTTTTCACTTTATTCCCTTAAACTGTGTACCAACATTGCCTCTAAATGCATAATTGCCATAATGTGTCATACCACTTAAAATGTCTGCGTATATTTTACCTCCCATGTTTTGCCACAGACGACAAAAAGCATAATCTTCTGATAAATATCTTTTTGTTTGCGGTTCTATCATAGTATCAAAAAAAGTATAATTCCAATTAGATGTTTTGTGATAGTCAAAGTCGGTGTCGTGTGATTGATTAATATGTTGATCAGGTACAAATTTAAGTTCAGGATAAACCTTGGCCATTCTTTTAAAAACATCTTTTTTAATCATCATGAACCCAGTGGGACCATCCATAACTTCTATAAAACCTTTTTGTGTAAGTATATTGTTAGGATCTTTTACATTTAAATTATATTGAAGAGATGCTGCTAATAACTCATCTTCAGACATTTCTGGGTTTTCTTTTAATCTTTTCTTAACTTTTATCCAATCAATAGTTTTTCTAGGATAAATGCCTGTCACTACGTCCTTATCATACTCTAGCATTCTAATTACAGCTTCTGGATTAAAACCTAAATCAGAATCTATAAACAAAAGATGCGTGTAATCACCATCCATAAACAGTTGAACCAAGGTATTTCGTGCTCTGGTAATTAACGATTCATTCCCGATAGTTCCAAATTGTAATTCTATTTTTTTACTTGCAGCTAAGGCTACAAGCTGCATGCAACTTTTGAAGTAATCCGCAGTGATCATGCCGCCGTAACAAGGAGTGCCAATAAATATTTTATTCATCTTTATAAAAAATATTAAGTGTATATCTTTTAGAACTGTCTCCAAAAGACTGTAAATCTGAATGAGATATTTTACTGCCGTTAAAAAACAATGCTCTATTTTCTATAAAACCAATATGAGAGCTTAATGATTGGCCTTTCATAAATCCTGTACCGTTGTTTAATAATGGTTCACCTTTTACAAAAAATAGAAAATTAGCCACGTTGCCTTTGTCGACGTCTACGTGAAACAAGGGCTCTTTGTTGTTAAGTCTTAAATGAGCACTAACTGAAATAGGTTCTAAGTTTCTGTGTGGAAAAAAATAATTTTTTATTATTTTAAGAAGAGGATCTTTATGAAAACTATGAGGAAAAGTATGTCTATAACCATAAATCTGACCCTCTGGATTTTTAACTTCACTATAATTAATATTAGTCAAAGTTTCTTGTAAAGACTCTAGTGTTTCTGCTGACAAAAAATTGTCAACATACATGACAAACTCTGTGTTTTTATTGTGTTGCATATTCTACTTTTAAATATTCTATTTTTCTGACCCAACCTCTAGGTATTGCTATTGCTCCTCCACCATGATTGTCATCTTTATCAACACACCAAGATCTCATTACAACAATTTTATCGTCATTGTTTACAACCATGTACCCCACTTCTTGGCACACGGCCAACGGAGCATCTATAATATCTTTTATTGGCAGCCACCCTGTCTCTGTATCCCTGGCGTCAAGCCAAGTAATTCTTACCATAGGTATTTTATTTATTTTCATCCGTGGTTAAAGTCGCATCTTTAGGAATTAAACGTAGATTAAAGGACACTGACCTTCTTTCTTCATTCGGTGTTCTAAAAGGGTAAACCATATGAGTAAGCCAAGATGGAAACAAAAATATATCACCGACCTCTGGAGGGTGTTGTAATTTGTGTCCACTAAAAGTTTTTGGATCACCACACATAAACATAATGTCACCAACGCTTGGGTAGTGATCTTCTGCTTTTCTCTCTTTATCTATGCTTTCTGGCATCTTAGTGTAAAATACACCAGACAAATCACCATCATGCATGTGCGCAGGATTAAAATCTCCTGCCCATTGGCTCACAGCCCACATGGACTCAATAATCATCTTATCTATTTTTTCTGGTGCTAGAGTTTCATTTGCTGGTGGAATACTTAAGTATTGTTTTACCATTTCACCTATTAAAAAAACTAATTGCTGGCCCTCTTTATCTATCCACTCTGGTGGTATACGAACTTCTTGTTTAACATTACCAGCTAAATTAGGCGACCAATCCCATTGTTTAGCTAATTTAGGATCACCTAATAGCTCATCACACTTTTCATTTACTAAATTTAATAAAAAATCTGGAACTTTACCCTTGACTACAGTAGGGCCAAAAGGTCTAATAGCGTCAAATTTGAGTTTTATTTCTTTCTGCATTCGGATCTCCTCCATTTATCTATTGTCATATACCAATAATTTGCCTATAAATATAGAATTAATTGGCTTATTATTTCAAGCGTAGCCTTCTTGCCATTAACAATCACATAAATTGCAATAGGAGATTATGTTCGGACTTAAAAGTATTACAAATAGGTTAACAAAAGCCGTTAGAGATGTTGGCAGTTTTGCTAGTGGTAACCCTTTAGCAACAGCGGCTCTCGCCTCACCATTTTTATTTAGCAAAGGTTTTCCTTCATTGGGTGCCTCTCTTTTTGGTGATACCACAGCTGGAGGTTTACCTAACCTTGCAAAGTTATTGTTAGGTGGTGGAGCTAGTGTCTTAGGTTATCAGCAATTCATGAGAGATAAAGATACTCAAATGAAAATGTACAACGACATGATGAATAGGTTGTTGGCAACTGATAGAAAATTTGGATCAGAGTTTGGAGGTAGCCCATTAAAAACAGAACAATTTGGTAATTTAATTGCTGATATAAGAACAGGTGAAACTTTTGATAAGTTTGATGAGAAAGGCAATCCTATAAGAACAGAAGCAGATGAAAGCGGTAAAGCTGTGCCTGTAACTAGTAAAACAGGCGGTATAGCATCATTAATGGCTGGTGGACCACCAGAACAAGACATGGGTCAATTTGCTAGCTCTAGTAGCCCTATGGGTGCATCTATAAAAAATCCGTTTGACAATATGAATAGGATTTCAGGCATGATACCAGAAACACCGCTAAGACAAGTTATGCCACCTACAATGAACATGGGTGGACAAGCTACTGGTGTGCCAGGATTGACACCTGATATGTCAGGACCTGAAATGATGGATACTATTGAAGATAACCCAGGTATAACAGCATTTTTTCCTAGAAGACTTGGTATGATAGATGGTCCTGGTGGACCAAAAGATGACAAGATCCCTGCAATGTTGAGCGACGGTGAGTTTGTATTTACTGCTAAAGCAGTAGAGAATGCTGGTGGCCCACGTGCCATGTATAATATGATGAACAAACTAGATCCTGAATCATCGAAAGGTAGAGGAATTATTTAATGTCCGTGTTTCAAGGATCAGGAATGCCTCCTTTCCTGGAGGATTTTACAAGAAGACTTTTACAAGGAGCTTTTGATAGAACGCAACAGCCATTACCTGGAGGTATACCAAAACAACAAATTGTTGGTATGCAGCCATTACAAACTGGCACTATTGCGGAGATGGCTAAATCGTTTGGTTTAGATCCAACTACAGGACAACGAACAGGTGCAGCATCCTTTGAACCAGCTTTTAAAGAAGCGCAAGACGCAGTAAGAGCAGGTGTACAAACTACGACGATGGGCATACCATCATTACAAGCAGCTCAAGCTCAGTTTGATCCGAGCACCAGTAATTATCAACAGTTTTTTGATCAGTATCAAAAAGATGTCACAAATGAAGCATTAAAACAAATGGATGAGCAAGCAGCCATTGCTCAACAAAATTTAGCAACGCAAGCACAAAAAGCTGGAGCTTTTGGCGGATCAAGAATGGGCGTGCAAGAAGCAGAGCTGGCTAAAAATTTACAAGACATTAAATCAAGAAGAATATTTCAAGACTTGTCGCAAAACTTCCAACAAGCTCAAGCCAAGGCAATGAACACGTTTGAATCAGCGGCACAGAGAAGATTAAAAGCTGCACCACAGTTTGCAAATGTAGGACGTTTTCAAGCAGGTATTGGTGCTCAAGGAGCAGGATTAGCAGCAAATCAATTTGGTTTAGAGCAAAGAGGCTTAGGAGCATTATTTGGTATTGGCCAACAGCAACAAGCATTAAAACAAGCTGAAGCTGCTGAACAATTTAGACAAGACCAAGAAACGCAACAAGAGGGTTTAAAACGACTAGGATTCTTTAGTGATATATTAAGAGGTGTTCCTTCTTCTGGTCAAGCACTGACCATGCAACAGCCTACGTTTACTAATCCATTACTTGGTGCACTAGGGCTAGGTCTTGGTACATTTAATTTATTTGGAGGAGATACAAGCGGTTCAGGCTTTGATCTAATTAGTTAATGGTAACAAATTACGAAACAATTTATGGTGATCCAATAGATCTTGATGAAGAACAAAATGTTCCAGCAGGAGCAGCTTTTCCTAGTCAATTAACTTTTGGGATACCTGAAAAACCAATACAAAAACCTGTTAATGCATTAGATTATTATTTACCGTTTTTATTAGACCAAGAGTCATACCTTAAAGATTTTGCAACACCAGGTTTATCAGATGAACAAATAGAAGAGTTATATAAACCTGCTGATTTTAAAAGTGAAAGAAGAGGAGCATTAGCTAAATTTGGTTTTGGATTACTTAGACCTACACCAATGGGTCGTATAGGTGATACACTAGCAGCTTCTGGTGCACAGCTATCTGCAGACATGAGTGCAATAAACACGGCGCAGAAACAGAATGCACAGCAAATGGCTCAAGCCAAAGTTACTGCTAAATTACAACGTGATGCACAAGCTACTTTGGATAGAAAATTCATATTTGATTCTAACAGATCTTTGTTCATGGACATTGCAAACAAAAATTACTTGGCTGATTTAAAAGCAAATGAAAATGAAATGGAAGTTTTTAATCAAATGATGAAAACTTCTAAAGCTAAATTTTTAGATCATGGCTTAGAGGTAACAACGCCAAAACAATTGACAGTTGCTAGAGTGCAAGAGGATGGAAGTTTAGGTAATGTTTTTACAGCGTTCACTGTTCAGCAAGATTTAGGTGACGGAAGATTTTCTGCACCACAATATTATAGACCTACTAATGAGATAGGAACAGACGGCATGCCAATTATGGAGCTAATTACAGATCCAGCGAATATTGTAGAGGTTCCTGTAAGCATGACTGGTAGTAAATCAGATTTTGGTAGCTCAAGTGGGATGACTACGTTTAGAGATATTTTATCTAGCATACAAACAACTGACAGAGCTTTGTTAACACTTGATGAGCTAGAACAATCTTTTAGAGAAGATCCATCTCGTGCTGGTTTCGTGGCTGGTATTAGAGGTAGATTTCAAAC